AAAACCAAATAGACTAATAATTTGGCCTAGTAGTTTTATGTTTCCTCATTGTGTAGCACCGGTAACTAAAGGAGTAAGGTATTCAATAGTATCATGGGCACTTTAAAAGATAGGGGATATAAGGTTGTAAAAAACTTTATTACACAAAAAGAAACAAATCTTATAAAAGAGTATTGTATCTTAAGACATAAAATAAATTTTGACGATACAAGGTTTAATGATTTTGCTCAAAATAATAATGGTGATACTTCTATTTACGCAGATCCTCTGACGGAAGCCTTAATGATTTCTAAAACAAAATTAATGGAGCAAGAGAGTGAATTGAAATTGTTTCCTACTTATTCTTTTTGGAGAATGTACACATACAATGCGGAATTAACACCACATAAAGATAGACAATCTTGTGAGATAAGTGTTACTGTTATGTTTGGATCTGATGGAACATCGTGGCCTTTCTTTGTTGAAGATAAACAAATTGATCTCGAACCGGGTGATGCAGTAATATACTTGGGGACAAAAGTTAAACATTGGAGAGAAACCTTTACGGGAGATTGGCACGCTCAAGGTTTTTTACATTATGTTGACCAAGATGGTCCGTATGCTGATTGGAAGAGAGATAAAAGACCACAATTTGCTATAAGAAATGAATACCTTGCAAAGCAAGAAATGTCTAATAAAAGAAAAACAGGTCAGTTTGATCAAATACCCATAAAGGAAAAAAAATGAAATTTAGAAGATTTCCCAAAGATGGATCTGCAGACATAATCTTTGAGGAACATGAAAAGAATATTATATATAAAACAGGTAAGTTACATTTTACACCTGAAGCGTTAAAACATTTTGGCAACCATTTAGTGCATATTGTGGCTGAATGGCACTTGGATTTTAACGATAAAATAAAAGGTATAACAACAACAGAAAATCAAGTTGTAGAAACAGAAAAATCTAAAGATGACCCTAAGGTTTAAACTTTAAAGGGTTTATAGTATAATGACTTATGCCATTAGCAAACATACAAATAGCGCCAGGATTCAATAAACAAGTTACGGAGACCGGAGCAGAAGGTCAATGGACTGATGGAGATTTTGTAAGATTTAGGTATGGATCTCCTGAAAAAATTGGTGGCTGGCAACAAATTACATCTGATACTTTGGTTGGAGCTGTTAGAGAACAACTAGTTTGGGCTGATTTAGATGGAAGAAGATACGTGGCTTTAGGGACAAATAAAGCTTTGTTGATTTATTATGAAGATGCTTTTTATGATATTACTCCACTAAACACTGCTATTACCGGATGTACTTTTACTACAACAAACACTTCTGCAACCGTTACTGTAAACAAATCAACACACGGACTTTTAGTAGGAGATTTATTTACTTTTACTTCAGTGACCCCGCCTACTGGTGCAGGTTATGTGGCAGCTGATTTTACAACAAACACATTTCAAGTAGTAACTTCTGCAGTAAATACTTTTACAATCACTATGGCTTCAGCCGCACAAGGTGCAGCTAGTGCAAGTGGTGCAGCTACTGTTAACCCATATATTAAACCAGGACCACTAACTGCCACGGCAGGTTATGGTTGGGGTACAGGTACATGGGGAAGAGGAGCTTGGGGATCTGCTTCAACAACTAGTAATTTAATTATTGATCCTGCTTCTTGGTCAATAGATAATTTTGGTCAAGTTATGATAGCAACTATTAAAAATGGAAAAACTTTTAGTTGGTCTCCTATAAACACTAATTCCAATGCTTTAACAACAAGAGCTGCTGTTGTAACTGGAGCACCGACTAGATCAGTCATGTCCATTGTTTCTGATAGAGATAGACACTTAGTAGTTCTTGGAACAGAAACAACTGTCGGAGATGGAACGACTCAAGATAAAATGTTTATTAGATTTTCTGATCAAGAAAATTTATCCGACTACACACCTACTTCAGTAAATACTGCAGGAACTTTTAGACTAGATTCTGGTGTTAAAATTGTGGGAGCAGCGAAAGGTAAAGATTACATTTTAATTTTAACAGATACCTCAGCATATGTAATGCAGTTTGTTGGACCTCCTTTTACTTTTTCAATTAGACAAGTTGGAAGTAACTGTGGGTTAATTGGTCAACATGCTTTACATTATGTAAATGGAAGAGTTTGGTGGATGGGTCAAGCAGGAGGTTTTTTTGTATTTGATGGAACAGTTAAATCAGTTCCTTGTTTAGTTGAAGATTTTGTATTTACAAATACTGGTAGTAATTTAGGAATTAATTACAGTGCAGGAGAACAAGTATATGCAGGTCTTAATCATTTATATGAAGAAATTAATTGGTTTTATCCTAAAAATGGTTCTGACCAGGTAGATAGAATGGTAACTTATAATTATACTGAGAATGCTTGGACTACAGGTTCTTTATCTAGAACTTCTTATCATGACGCAACCTTATACGATAACCCTTACGCTACAGAGTTTAGCGGTACAGGAGTCCCAACATTTCCAATAATTCAAGGTGTTACAAACGTAAACGGTTCTTCTACCTATTATGCTCAGGAAGTTGGAGTAGACCAGGTTGACATTACAGGAAACAAAACAGCTATTCCGGCATTTATTCAATCAGGGGATTTTGATTTATCTGCTGGTGGTGATGGAGAATTTTTTATGAGTATGAGAAGATTTATACCAGATTTTAAAAGACTTGTAGGTAATGCGCAAATTACAATTAATTTAAGAAATTACCCAACAAGTACAGCAGCGAGCTCACCTTTAGGGCCATTTACAATTACAAGCTCTACTGATAAAGTAGATACACGTGCCAGATCTAGATTTGCAAGTGTTAAGGTAGCTAACCTTTCAACAGAACAAAGCTGGAGATATGGTACTTTTAGAGCCGATATACAACCAGATGGAATGAGAGGATAATGGACCCTATTACACAAAGAATATTAGATCAGCAAAGGGCTATAACACAAAACCCTGACTTTAATAATTACCAACCATCAAATACTTCTTTAGATCAAGATATTATGAATATGCAATCTCCTGCAAATGGTATTGTAGCGTTAAATTCTTCTAATCAAAATGTTCCTGTTAATCAGGATATCATGTTTCAAGATAATCTTGTGCCAGATAGTAATCCAATAGACCTAAAAGGAATGGCAAAGAGCATGGGTAAAAAAATTGTAACAGATTTTGCTATTAAAAAATTAGGTTTGGATGGAATTAAAGCTAATGTATTAAAATCAGCCGTAGGGTCAAATCTTATAGGTTTTAGTAATCCTCTTTCTGCAGCTTTTACAGTAGGCTCTTTGTTACCAGATTCAGTTAAAGGAATTGCAGGTATATTGAGAGGTAAGATAGCTAGCAAAGCAATTGCTAGAGATATTCTTGATGATAAACAAGGTACTAAGGACACTACTATTTCACCTAAAATTACAAATATGCAACCTACTGCTCAAGATATTGCTATGGGGGGCGGAGGAGATCCATCACCAAAAGGTCCTTCACCAAAAGGTCCATCGAGATCCCCACATCAAGGAAGCGGGACTGGTGGATTACACTCAGGGTATTAACAATGGCTAGAGTCGATATAGTAATTACAGAACCTACACCAGAATATGATCCAGAAAATCAAAGACAGGTTGCACAATCTTTACGTACTATGCAAGATAAGTTAAATACATCTTATCAACAAGAAATTAAAAATGAACAAGATACTTTTAATTATTTTTTATCATGACCATACGATATAAAAATCAAGGATTCAAACAAGCAAGCACAGGTAAAACTACAGCACTTACATGTCCTACTGATGCAAGTATAATAGTAAAAAGTGTATACTGTGCAAACAATGATGCTTCATCTGCTATTTTAGTAAACATGAATCTAGTAGACTCCTCTGACTCAAATACAGAATATGAATTTTTTAGAGACGACCTAGCTGCAAAATCACAAGTGAATGCTACACCACAAGGTATAAATCTTGAAGCAGGTGATGCAATAACCGTAACAGCAGCTTCAGGAAGTAATAAAATACAAGGTGCAATAAGTTATGCACTTATAGATAGATCGCAGGAGAATGGCTAGAAAATTTAAAGATCACGTAGAAAGACCTCAGCCTAGGAAACGTCCGGGTCGTCATAAAAAAAGACTTAACAAAAATGAAAAAAGAGATTATAAACCATACAACAAACAAGGAAGAAAACAATGAGCGATCTCGTGAAGATACCTGCAGAAGCAAAAGAGATTATCAAACACAAAAGAACAGGACAAGTGTATGCTACTAAAGCTGATTTTGATGCTGATGTTGCTAATACCAATACTGATACTACTGTGGATGATTTCAGACAAGACCTCGAAATAAGGGTGACAAAAGTTTCTATGGGTGCTAAAACAAAAGAATAATGAAACCCCGTGGAGCCACCGAGCTGCAAATGGAAATGCTTTACAAGCATGTTCCAAAAGAACTGCTTGATCAAGTACAAATATGTACTTCAATTCCAGGTAAGGTTCCTATAGATCCAACCAAATTAAATATTCTTTGGCAAAAAAATTCTTACGATCAAGCGAACCTTAGTCATTGGTTTGCTGAACAAAAAAACCATGAGCAATATGATTGGTATGTTTTTAACAGTCATTGGAATTATGAAAAATTTAGATATTTTTTTAATATCCCAACTGAAAAATGTGTGGTTATAAAAAATGGTACAAATAATTTTCCAAAAAGAAAAGTTTACAAAAAAGGTGATCCAATAAAAATACTACATCACAACACTCCTTGGAGAGGTTTAAATGTTTTATTGGCTGCTATGCAATTAGTTAAAAATCCAAACATTACATTAGATGTCTATAGTTCCTCACAAGTTTATGGAGATGCTTTTTCGAATAAAAATGAAAAAGATTTTGAACCCATGTATGAACAAGCAAGACAACTACCTAATGTAAATTACATAGGATATAAACCAAATGAATACATACTAGAACATATTACAGATTATGATTTATATGCTTACCCAAGTAATTTTGAAGAAACTTTTTGTGCTTCTGCGTTAGAAGCGTTAGCTGCTGGTGTTCATGTGATTACAAATAACTTTGGTGCATTATACGAAACTTGTTCTGAGTGGCCTGTTTATATTAATTACAATTCAGACAATGAAAGAATGGCAATAGATACAGCTGCTGCTATTGAAGTTGCCGCAACATACTTACATGAATCATTCATACAAGAGCATCTTGAAGAGCAACAAAAATTTTACAAAAGATTTTACAGTTGGAGTAAAAAAGGAATGGAGTGGGAAGGCTTTTTACGTGGAGCTTTGAGTGAAAGAAAATAAAACATATATTAACGAAGACACTTACCAAACTTTAAAAGACGTTCAGGTTACACCATCAAATAATGAAAAAGTTGAACTCAATGAATACGAAAAACGTATTACACCAATATGGTTAAACAACACCGGACAACGGAAAAATAAAATATCTATATTTGTTGCTACACCTGTTCACAGTGATTGTTCAATACATTATGCGCAGGGTTTATTAGAATTACAAAAAATGTGTTTTGAAAAAAAAATAGAAATACAATTTCAATTGTTAAAATCATCATTAGTAACACAAGGAAGAAACTTATGTGTTTCCGGTTTTATAGAATCTGGAATGACCCACATGTTGTTTGTTGATTCAGATATATTAATGAATGCAGAATCTATTTTTAAAATGATAGACAGGGATAAGGATGTTATTTCAATTCCGTACCCACTTAAAACATTTAATTGGGATAAAGCTTTTGATGCAATAAAAAAAGGTGATGTAAAGAAACCTTCTGATATTCATAAATGGACCAATAGTTATCCAATGAGAGTAAAAGACACTAACGATATTGTTGTTACAGAAGGTGTAATAGAAGTAACTCACAGTCCAACAGGATGTATGCTTATTAAAAAAGAAGTGTTTGATAAAATGATTAAACATTATCCTGACAAAGGAATAGTTCAAAAGACAGTCATTAATGGCGAGTATGTAAATAGACCTCATTTATGGAACTTTTTTGATTGTATTCATGATCCTGAAACTAAAACATATTTAGGTGAAGATTTTAGTTTTTGTAAATTATGGAAAGACATAGGTGGTAAGTGCTATGCTTTTATTGATGACCCAATTATGCACATCGGGGAGCATCAATATACAGGACGTTTTGCCGATGAGTTGATAATACCTGAGTAAAATGTTAATATTGAAAACTTAAGATCTTAAATAGGAGAATTAATTAATGTTACATCTTTTACCTTACGCACTAGCAGCTTATGGCGGAATACAAGGATACAAAAGCGCAAAACAAGCTGGTGTAGGTGGCTTAGGTTCACTTGTCCACGGTGCTCTTGGTGCATATGGTGGATACAGCATGGGTTCTGCAGGTATGAGTATGTTCCCTGGATCATCAGCAGCAGCAAAATTTGCAGCAATGCCTTTGACACAATCTTTAACAAGACTTCCTGGAATTTCTCAGATTCAAACACAAGGTGCAAATTCAAAATTTTTAGGCACTGACAAAGCCACAGGTGGTGCTCTGGTTCCTAACCCAGATTATGTAGATCCTACAAAAAGTGGTGGTAGCTTATTAGACTTACTAAGAAAAAAAGGCAGTAATGAATACGATCCATTAAAAATTGCAATGGCAGCAGGAGGGATACCTTACGCACTTGGTGCATTTGATCAAGGTGGACCTACTGATATTTACACTCCTGGTTACAATGAAAATTATTTAAAAACAAGAGAAGAAAGAAGTTTCTCATATATAGATCCTATGACAGGAGAAGAAAAAGAATATAAAAAAGTTTATGTTCCAGAAGAAAATCCTAATCCTCCAGGATCCGGAATGGATAAAGTTCCTGCTTATAGATCAGGTGGTATAGCAGAAATTAAAAAATTTAATGAAGGTGGTGTAAACTATCTTCCATCAAAAGTTTCACATGACGAAAATGATTCTAATAATTATGTTAGAGCGTCAGGTTATGTTGAGGACGGAGCAGGAGTAGGTGATAAAGACGAAGACACGATGTTAGCTCAATTAGCAGACGGTGAGTTTGTAACAAGAGCAGATGGTGTGTTAGGCGCAGGAATCATTGCAGGTGCTAATCCAAATAGCATGAAAGACATGAGAGAAAAAGGTGCTACTTACTTCTACGAACAACAAAAAAGATATAAAAGAGTATTTGATTTATTGAAGGAGGCAAATGGCAACAGCAAGCAAAAAACGAATTAAACCACTAGTGAGTGTATTACCAATAGAGCCAAAAGATATTGAAAGATTTTGGCCCTTAGCTGAATTTATGGTTGCGGAAGCTTTAGCTTTTTCAGGAAAATGGGCTGACTCTTCATACTTTTATGATGAGTTAAAAGCTGGCACAATGCAACTTTGGGTAATGTTTGGTTCTGATGAATTTGAAGAAAATAAAGTTTTTGGTATTTGTATTGGACAAATTCAAGAACAACCTAATTACAAACAATATGAAATAATTATTTGTACGGGAAAAAGAAGAGAATTGTGGGAAGATAATATTGTTAATGAAGTTACAAATTTTGCAAAATTAAATGAATGCAAAAAATTAAATATAATGGCCAGACCTGGTTGGGAAAAAGTTTCCAAAAAATGGGGATGGAAAAAGAAACACGTTCAACTAGAGAAATGGATATAGCACTATGGGATTCATGAGGCCTAAAGCAACTCCTACACCAAACACACAAACCTACTATCAAAGAGAGGCTCCTGGTATAGAAGAACGAAAAATGGAGTTAATGGACGTAGCAAGAGATATTGCTAATGTTCCTATTAACTTACCAGATTATAAAGTAGCAGGTTTAGGTACTTTAGAGCAACAAGGAATTACTGCTGCAGGGCAAACAGGTGTTGGACAAAATACTCTTGGTGCAGGTATTGGAACAGTTCTTAATGCAGCAACTCCAGTTGGACAACAACAAATAAATCAATATTTAAATCCTTACCAACAATATGTTACTGATGAAATTGGCAGACAAGGACAAATGATGCAAAATCAGTTGGGTGCTAAAGCAATCGGTGCAGGTGCTTTTGGTGGTGGTAGAGAAGGTGTTCAACAAGCAGAGCTTCAAGGAAGAACCTTATCTAACATTGGTCAATCTTTAGCTTCAGGATTTCAAACGGCATTAGGTGCAGCACAAAGACAACAACAAGTTGGTTTAGCTGCAGGACAACAATTAGGAGCAATGGGTGCCCAACAACAACAGATGTCACAAATGGATATAAATCAATTAATGGCTGCTGGAGGATTACAAAGACAATTAGCTCAACAAACTTTAGATGCACAAAGACAATCTACATTACAACAACAATACGAACCATACCAAAGAGCTGAGTTCTTAGCTAACTTGTATGCAGCAGGACCAAAAACACAATCAGGTGTAACAATGGGAACTGGACCAAGCACAAGTCCATTTGCACAAGCTGTCGGTACTGGTATAGGAGCATTTGCAGCTTACCAAGGTGCTAACCAAACTAAACCAGCATAGGGAAGTTTATGTCACTTAACAAAATTTTAAACAGACCAATGTTTAGAAAAGAGGCACTTAGAAAAGGTGCTTTAAAAACTGTTAACGCAAACACAGGTGTTATGGTTGGACAACCTTATACTGCAGCACCCGTTCCAGCAATAAGAAAACCACCAACCATGTTTGAACGATTACAGGTAAGCTCACCTATAAGAATGGGAAAAAATTTAATTAGAGGAGGAGTGCAAATACCTGGAGTTCTTGGTTTTGAGGGAGGTATGAAAGTTGCAGAAGGTATGGGTATTAAAGATCCATTAATGCAAACGCCTTTTGGTTTGGCTGGAGGTTATGCGGCTACAAGAGCATTACCGGCTTTAGCAGGTATAGGTTTTGTTCCAAGTGCGGTTGGGTTAGGTGCAATATACGGTGTAAAAAATAGAGTTGAGGCAGGAATCAAAGAGAGAGCAAGAATTAATGCAATGTCTCCTAAGGAAAGAGCTGATTTTGAAAGACAAAATAGATTAAAAGCTACTGATTACATGAGTGAAGGTATAACAGACCAAGAACTATTTGGTAAGTTTGTACCAAAACCACCACAACCAATTGATACAAAAAAATCAGCTGCACCAAAAACAGGACCAGGTTCTGGAAGACCAAATTTTGGTTATAGTAAATCAAAAGAATTGAAAGCTGAAGGCGACCCACTGCTACAGGACAACGTAGCTGATTCTGAGGACATAGCAAATTTAGATTTAGTGCAAGAAAATTCATTAGGAATACCTCCTGAAGGTGAGGATGGTATTACTAATTACGAAAGCACCATACAAGAAGATAAGGAAAGAAGACAAGCTGAAAAATTATTAACTATTAAAGAAAAAGATACTATTAAAAAAAACAACGAAGCTGCAGGAAATAATGAAATAAATTTAGGTGGAGCATCCAATGATCCTGATTTTAATAAAACAATTGCACTTGCAAAAAAATATCAAGAAGAAATATTTAAAGATGAAGGATCACAAGCAGGTACAGTATTTTTAGCAAACCTTGCATCAGCATTACTAACAGGAACTACTAGAAGATCTGGATTAGCTGGAGCTATGGAAGTATTTGGTCAAGCAATTGGACCTGCTGTAAATAACTACGCAACAATAAAATTAAAAGAAGGTGAATTACGACAAAATAGAAGAGCAAAATCTTTAGAAGCAGCCATGGATCATATGAAGTTTTTAAATGAGGCCGCTATAGTTGAGAGACCTGACGTAACTGCCGGTGTAGTTCAGATAAGAGGAGCTGGTGGAGACTTACAAAACTATAATGGTTACATAGGCAAAGATGGAACTACTTATTTACCAGGTGGCTTAGGCAAAGACGGAAGACAATCTTTATCACCTATAGCACAAGGTGGTATTTTAAAAGACTCTGGTCCTGATGGAGTGCTAGGGACTGAGGATGATATATCTCTTGGAAGATTTGAAAAATTCTTAAAACAAGATAAAATTAGTTCTAGATTAAACGATATTGAAGACACTCTTGGAAACAGATACACAGCATACTCAGTTACTTTAGATATTTTAGACACTATTAAACAAACTGATGCAGAAGGTAATTTAGTTAGCCCAGGGGTAGGACTTACTTTAGACACTTATTTAAGAAGAATAGGAAACGCTGCTTCAGATTTGATTGGAAGAGATATTGTTGCTGAAAATTTAAAAGTTGCTAAAGCTGATTTACAAACTCTTTTTGATGATGAAGTTGAAATGATTAATAAAGATCCCGATCTTTCTGAAAAAGAAAAAGAAAACGAAATTGCAATGATAGACAAAGACAAACTTTATGATCAAATAGTAAAAGATAAAAAAGATGTAGGTTGGTTCTCTGGTTTGTCAGCAAAAGATCAAGAAAAATTAGCTGTTCAAGAAACTTCATTAGTATACGCACTAGCAAATACTTTTAAAGATCAAGATAGATTAACCCAAAGGGATATTAACGCTGCTAGAGAAATTGTAAATTTATTTGCTATTGGAAGAGGTGGTCAAGATGTAAGAGATTCAATTGAAGCTATTGCAGGTCAGTTAAGAGCAGATATTAGAAGACAAGAATTATTATATACTTCAAGTGGAGGTTTATATTCTACAATTCAAGATTTAAAAGAATTAGAAGGTTATGATTCTTCTAAAGCGCAAGAAAAAGTTGAAGAAGCATTTGGTTTAACAAAGGAACAAATTAAAAATCAATTAGGTGAAATGGAATTATAAAATGGCTACTATATCAGAAATTCAAAAAGCAATTGATACTAATACTTTTGATCCTAGTAAATATACTAGACAACAGAGACAACTTATTGATGCAGCAATTGATAAGGGACTTTTAACTGGACCTACAACTTCAGAATTAACAAAAAAAAGATCAGGTGCTGCAAGAGAAGTAGCAACCATGGATGAGGCTGTAAAAAATCCTATTGGTGTAAGATTACAACAAACAGGAAGCTCTTTAGATGGTAGATCAGAAGCAGTCCTTGCTGGAGATCTTATAGGATCTATTACACCTTATGTGATGATGAGAAAGAAAATATTTAGTGCAGCTAAATCAAAAGTACCTGGAGATAAATCAACAGGTTTGTTTGCTAGAACAAAAATGTTTAGCAACTTTTCAGATAAATTAACTGCAAAACTACCAGGAAGATTTAAATTATTAGGTGGCCTTACAAAATTAATCGCTAAAGTAGCAGACCCAACTATCGGAAGAGTTTTAGCTAGTCCTCTTGGAAAAGCAGAAATGATGTCTGTGTTAGGTGGTACTGCAGGTGCAGGTGCAGGTTCAGTTACTTATGACATGTTGAATGAAACTGTTGGAATTGCTGCAATGGATGCAATAGCTTCTGACTTAGAAAACATGAGTCCAAAAGAAGTTAATACAGATATGATGGCTAACGCTGCAGATTCTATGTTTACAGCTTTAGCTTGGAACGCTGGTGCTGCAACATTGACACCGGTAATTACAAAAAGTTTAGGTAAAATTGGAAGATTGGCTATTGGTGCTAAATCAAAAGATGCAAAAGAATTAGTTAATATCGCAAGAGACAGAGGTGGCTTACCTGTTCCTATAGTAATGACTGCACAAGAAGGTGTAGGTCTTTTAGGTGGTTTTGCTGCTAAATTTTTTAAAGTTCTTGGTATAATGCCTTTTATTAATGGTATTGGTAAAGAAGCTCTTCAAGGTGCAGAACAAGCAGCGGGTAAAAATTATTTAAATAATGATGTTTTAAAGTACGGTCCATTAGTTAAAACAGGAATGTTATCAGCAACTATTTGGAAACAAGCAGACCAAGCTTTCAAACAAAATTCTAATTTAATTAACGCAAGTTACAAAGCTTTTGATACTTTAGCGGATACTATTGGTAATCCAAAAGTTATTCCTACAAGTCATGTAAAATTTATGGCTAAAAATTATGTAGAAGAACTTTCTATGAAATATCCTGGTTTAAAATCATATGCACAGGATGCTTTAGGTGACATAGACATGAAAGAAATTGCTAAACTACAAGGAACAGGAGATCCATTAGCTTTATTTTTTAGATACATGAATGGTATTGATGATTTTGTTACACCTAAACAATACAAGGGAATGATGGAAACATTAAACAGAGCTATTTCAACTACAGCCTACGACAATATAAGACCGACTTTGTGGTCTATAAGAGAAGCACTTGAGAATGATCTTAATTCATTTGGTGGAGCAATAACAAAGGAAACTTTTTTAAAAGATGATGCAGTAAAAGCTGCTTATGAAACATTAAAAAAAACAAACCCTGCTGCAGCAGAAGCAGACATGGCTCTTAAAATAAGCGAATCAGTAAAATTAAAAGATAAACTTTATGGTGCAAATGATACCTTTTCTACACTAATGAACTTTTATCAAAATGCTAATTTAACGAAAGTATTTAGAGACTACAACGCAACAACATTTACAAATAAAGCTTTAGCTGGAATTGGTGGAATGCAAAAGAAAAAAGCTCAAAGATTTTTTAATGATGTAGCTAATGATGTATTTACACGTGGTGACACAGATGCAGTTTTACAATTAAAACAATTATTAGGAGCAACTAAAATAGCATCAAGAAAAACACCAGGAAAAGGTATAGGAGTTACTAAAGGTGGTGGAGAAGCATTATTTAATGCTGCAAAAGCAAGATGGATGTTTAACTCATATATAAAAAGTTTTGATTCAGCTGCTTCTCCTGCGGGTAGATCAATGCTAGATGAAATCATGGAAGAATCTACTGTTAGAGCTGGAATAAATGGAACTGTAGATGTAATGGAAGCAATGGCTTTGAAAGGAGAAGGTACTGATCAATTTTTAGATTTTAGTATTAATAAAGTAAAAACAGGAAATAACATATTCGATGCAACTAAAATAAAATTTAGTCCGAAAGACACAGCAAATTTTAATATAAATAAATTTATGAGAAATTTAGGAATAAGTGACATTACTGATGATGTAGCTAAATCAAAAATGACTGAAATTTTAGGAGGACCAGCACAAGCAAAAGAATTTGAAAAGTTTTTAACTTACATGAAAGCAATATCCGATACACCAATTGCTGATACATCAACTTTCATGCAAAGAAGATTACAATTAGGTGGTCTTAATTCTTTTACAGGAGCTTTAGTTCTTGGAGGTTCTGCAGCTGTTAACCCATTTGCACCAGCATTATTTATTTTACTTGGAAGACGTGCGGGTCAAATACTTTCAGATCCAGTAGCTATGAGAGCTTTTAATGATGCATTAATGCCTGACGAACAAATTAAATTATTGATGGGTCAAAAAGTTGGTAATGGTGTGCCGGGCGTTCTTGGTATTGGAAGAAGATACTTTAAAGGTAGAGATATACAAACAGCAGCAAACGTTTTACAATCACCAGGAGTAATTGGTAGACTTGGTCTTACACAAAAAAGAGAAGCCTTTGCAAGATTGGTTAATTACTTAAGAGAAGGTGACGCTGATATTCCAAGAGTAGATCCTAAAACCGTAACACCAGAAGAAATTACTGAAAGAATGGGACAACTACAGACTTCAGTTCCCTCACCAAATTATAATAAAGAAACAGTTCCTAAAAATACTTTTGAAACTTTGTTCGCACAAGACTATTCTGGTACCTCAGGTGACCTGCAAACTGATACTAATGCTGTAACAATGTTATCTACTGCTACACAGAAAGAAGCTGAGGTGGATGCAGAAGAAGCACCAATTGAAGCAGAAGAAAAATCTATGGTTATGGCTGACTTACAATTAGAAGACCCAGTAGCTCAAGCGCCTACACCACCAGTACCACCGGCTACCGGACAAATAAATCCACAACAGTTCCAAGCTTTGTTTCCCAATGATCCAACAGGAGCTGCAATAGCACAAAGAGGTAAACGTGGCTAAAAAATCTGCACTAGATAGAATAGATAATCACGAAAAAATTTGTAGACTAATGCAGAGACAGACCTTTGAGAGAATTGATAGAATGGAAGCACGTATAAATAGAATAGAAAAAATTATTGTAGGTGGAATGTTTGCAATATTTATGGCTGTACTTTCTAATCATTTGTAGTAATAACTACATATGAAATTAGTTAGGAAGTATCCTTACAAACATTATAATAGATTCTCAGACACAACCGGCAGAAAATACTTAGTAGACAATATTAAAGTTCCTAGTGTAACCACTATTTTAAGTGCAACAAAAGACAAAAGATTTTTAGATAACTGGAGAAGAAAAGTTGGTAATGAAGAAGCTGATAGAATTATGAGGCAAGCCTCTACTATTGGAACAGAAATGCATCAAGTGCTAGAATATACTTTAAATGGACAAGGATATTACAACGCAATGGATGAAGGTGCTAAGCCTAGAATGATGGCAAAAACTATTTTAGACAATGTTAAAATTGAAGAGGTGTGGGGTAATGAAATAAGTTTAGAATATCAAAATAAATACGCAGGAACTTGTGATTTAACAGCATTAGCTAACGGAAAACCAAGTATTATTGACTGGAAACAATCTAATAAACCAAAAAAAGAAGAATGGGTCGAAGATTATAAATATCAATTGGGTGCTTATTATTTAGCTCATGCGGTCAATTACGGCCCCATAGAGCAGGGTATAATTAGTATTTGTACCAGAGACTTAAAATATCAAGAGTTTAAGCTTACAGAGGCTGATTTAAAAGAATATGGAGAAAAATTTTTAGAAAGAGTAGAGAAGTTTAATAAACTACAGCAACCAGTCTCTTAGATCCTCTTCTCCTAAAGTTTTTGCTGCGATTTGCCCTTTATTTGTCAAAGATTTCATAATAGCTTCATCTAATGTATTTCTTGCAACAATATCAATATAAACAACAGTTCCTTTTTGGCCCATTCTATGAGCACGGTCTTCTGATTGTTTTCTCACTTCTAAGTTGTAGTTATTAGAAAAATAAATAACGGTATTAACAGCAGTAAGAGTAAGACCAAACCCTCCTGTAGTTGGGTTGCCCACCAAAAAACGTGTTCTTGGATCTTCTTGAATTCTTTTGACAGCTTCTTTACGTGATTGAACATCTACGTCACCATATATACTAACAACTGCTTCTTTTCCATATTTCTTTTCTAAAAAATCAATAAGTTGTTTTATGTTATAAATATAATTTGCCCAAATAATTACTTTTCCATCAGTTTCTTCTAAAATTTCATCTAAAGCATTTACTTTTGAATTATGTAAGGTCATTATTTCACCATCATCATTTTTTGTAAAACCATTACAAACCTGGTGAAGTTTAATTATTTCAGTAAGCTTATTAGAAAAAGAAATTGTACTGTCCTCAACTATAGCAAGAGCAGTTGTTCTAAGTTTTTCATAAATTCTTTTACCTTCACCATCTAATTCTATGTATCTTTTTTGTCTTACTTTTGGTTTTAAATCTAGGCATTCATCTTTACGTATTCTGGTTGAGAAAAATTTCATTTTTTGCTCTAATTCCTCTAGTCTTTTATAGTATTTTGGTACACTAATGTACCTTCCAGACCCGACTGGAATATCAGTCATTTCAGCATATCTATTTCTAAAAGCAAGATAACTAGAAAAACCTAATAGTTCTGGACTTAAAAATTGACATTGTGTATACAAGTCTAATGGAGATTTTGTTATTGGGGATCCTGTTAGTATACGCCTTATCAGACTTAATTTTTGTAGTCCTAAAATATTTTTTGTTCGTTTTGCTGATCTGTTTTTTATTGTGGTTGATTCATCCAGTGTTACAAAGTTTAATTTATTTGATTTAAGATAATCTACACATGCATTAAAACCTCTTTTAGTAGACAATGCTTCAACATTAATTAAAAATATTTTTAAATCTTTACAGTTATCTAAAGCATGCAAATCTTTCGGCTTGTCAACATTCCATTTATAAGTTTTATATTTTAAAACATCTGGAAGGTGCATCTCTATTTCTAATTCCCAATTTAAATATACTGATTTTGGTGCAATTATTAATGCTGAATTTATTTTTCTTTGAAAAAAAAGATAAGCCATATTATCTATAGTAACTTTTGTTTTTCCTGTGCCCATCTCCATGAAATAAGCCCACTGCGTTTGTTCAGCAGATTGATCAAGAGCATTTCTTTGGTGCTCGTATGGGGTAGTCTTATACGGGTATTTCCACATCCTGAATTATATATATTTTTTTACTTGCAAAGGTCAAGAAAATAAAATAATCACATTAGCGGAGGAAATATGGAAAAAATAGATATTGAAAAAATGTCTAATATAGATCTTAGCCAAGATAGTGTTAAGTCTATCTCAGATAAATGTAATGAACTAAAAAGTCTCCGAAAACAAATCGAAGATGAAGAAGAAAAATTATCTACTCTAAAAAACAAAGCGCGTGATTTAGAGGAGAGAACAATTCCAGAGATGATGCAGGAAGCTGGTGTATCTTTGCTGAAGTTAAGTGATGGATCTACTGTAGAAGTAAAACCATTTTATGCAGCAAAAATTCCTGAGTCGCGGATTGAGGAAGCCTTCGGCTATTTGAGGCATAACGGGTTTGAAGATTTAATAAAGAATACCGTTACAGCATCATTTGGTAGAGGACAAGACAACCAAGTCTCTGAATTAATAAGCGTGTGTGAAAAGTTTAATTTCAACTACAATAAAAAAGAAAAAGTTGAACCTATGACTTTGAAGGCGTTTGTTAAAGAACAAGTTGAAGGCGGTAAGCAATTACCATTTGATTTGTTCGGTGTGTACATCGCAAATAAAACGAAAATAACTAACAAATAATAGGTAAACTATGAAAATAAAAGACGGACAGTCGAACGAAGTATCGATTAAAAAAGAAGCCGGTGCAGTTGCTGCTATTGATTTAGAGCAATTTGCCGATGAAGGATTTGATAACGTAGACTCAAATAGTTTGGCGTTACCATTTCTTAAAGTTCTAGGTCAACTATCTCCCCAGGTAACGCAAGGTGATAGTCAGTTTAATGCTGATGCAAGACCTGGTATGATCTACAACACTGTTACTAATGAGTTATATAATGGCGCTAATCGGA